GGGAGGGGTTGAAAGTGACATAGGAGAATCAAAAACAACTACTTTGAGCAAATCTAACAGTGGTGGGGCTTTTTATGTGTATAAAAGAAATGCTCTAGAGTTAGATTTAAAAAGAACAAAATTTAAAAAAGATGACATATTAAGAATAACAGTAGAGGTTTGGAGAAAAAATTATACAAAGGGAGGAGCAAGCTCTGCTTCTATTACATTTTGGGCTGACCCATCAACAAGAGAATTAATAGACACAGACAAAAAAACAGACTTTAGAATGTTTATTCCATTCAAGATAACAATTTAAAATGACAGACACAAGAATAAACTCAACAATTGTAGGAGATTTAGAAAATATTCAAGAAAATTTTTCTGTAAATGAAACTCAAACAGACGCTCAAAGTAATCAAAAAGAAACAATTTGGATTAATACAAAATGGGGAAAGCAATTAGGATATTATAAATTAATCCCTGAATTAAAAGCAGTTATTGACGCTAGAGCAAGGTGGGCTGTAGGAAAAGGATTTAAAACAGATACAGACACTCAAGTAATTTTAGAAAACATAACTGGATATGGAAGTGATACTTTCAATACAATTATAGAAAATCAAGAAAGAACTTCTTGTATTGGAGGAGATAGTTTTGCAGAAATAATTTTAGATGAAGAAGGAAATTTATTAAATTTAAAACCACTAGACCCCAGCACTATACAAATTATAGTAAATAAAAAAGGTTTAATTATAGGATTTAGACAGATAGCAAAAATAGGAGAAAAAGTTATCAGAAAATTTAAACCTGAAGAAATTTTTCATCTACCTAGAGATAGAGTGGCAGACGAAATTCATGGAGTATCAATGTTAGGAAGTTTAAAAGATATTATAGATATGAGAAATGAGGCAATGCAAGACATGAAAAAATTAATGCACAGACATGTTAAGCCATTAGTTAAATTTATTTTAGATACTGACGATGAAGATGAAATTTCAAAATTCCAAATAAAAGCAGATATAGCAGTTGCTAAAGGAGAAAATTTATATTTGCCAAAAGGGACAGCTGAACATGAAATTATATCCGTGCCTGCAAATTCTACCTTAAACCCTTTGCCTTGGATCGAAAGTTTAAATAAATATTTCTATCAAGCGGCAGGAGTGCCTCAAATTATAGTTGGAGGAAGTTCTGAATTGACAGAAGCAACTGCAAAAATAGCTTATTTAACATTTCAGCAAACCGTGGAAGAAGAGCAATTATTTATTGAAGAGCAATTATTATCTCAATTAGGAATTAGAGTTAAATTCGATTTTCCTGCAAGTATTGAAAATGAATTATTATCTGATAATAAAAAAGACGGAGCAGAAAATATCGACGCAAGCGAAATGACAGCAGGAGAAGGACAATGAGTAAAACATTTAAAGAAATAATAACTGCAAGAGTTTTAATTAATTCTATGATAGCCGGAGGATTAGTTTTTTTTGGAGCATGTTCTAACGGAGTATTAACTTCTCAAGGAATAGGTTTTGCAATAGCAGGGGCAGGGGTAGCTTTTTTTACTCAATTAAGAGAAGAAATTATTCCAAATAATAAAAAGGGAGAAATGAAATTGTTTCAATTTATATAAAATGAGTTGGTTTAATAAAAAGAAAAAAAAGAAAGGAGTAAGTGTAAGAATTGTTGGAGGAACTACTATTAATGGAAAAACTGCAAAAGCACATTATATTGAAGGAAAAACAAGAACAGACGCAAAAGAAAAAAGAAGAAAGTCAGGAATAGAAAATCCTGAAGAAAGAAAGAAAAAAACATTGAATAGAGTTAAAAAAATTAAAGAAGATTTGAATAAAAAACCTAGAAAAAAAGGAGAAGCAGAAAATATAAGGGCAAATAAAATTTCTCAAAAAACACTAGAGCAAGAACCAATAAAAAGAAAAGAAGAAGAAAAAAAACAAGATGATTTATTAGTTAATAAAAATTTAGAAGCGGAAAATTTACAAGACGAGCCAAGATTAGGGGAAACTGATACTCGAAAAAAACCAATTATTGAAAGAAGCGACGAATTAAAACAAGATGACAAAAGAGCAGTTGTTTTAAAAGATATTAATAAAGGTTTAGCTATAGGAATTGGTATTTTAGCTTTAGCTGTTGGAGGTGTATATTTCGCAGGAGCAGCAGGAGCAACGGCAGCAGGAATTGGAAGAACAGTTATAGTAAGAACTGCAACAGCGAGGGGAGGAATTACAAAAGTAGTTCAAAGAACAGCTGTTAAAATAAGCCCTAAAGTTTTAAGCGAAGGAACAGCATTTTTAAAAAATATAAAATCAATACAAGGAATTAAAAATTTATTCACTACAAAGAATATGATTCTTTCAGGAATTGGAATAAGTGGAGCTAGTGGAATGGCTACATGGTTAGCTTCAGACAATATTTTAACAAATACCGGTATGCAAGCTAACAATATTGTAGATGGCATACAATTTGCAGGACTTTCTAAAGCTGAAGGATTACAAGAAATTGAAAGACTAGAAGCAACTGCAAACATGGCTGAAAGTTTTATTAGAAAAAATATTAAATTAAATCCTGCTCTTTGGTTATTTGGAAAAGCTTACTTAACAAATGCAGAACAAAGTAGAAGAAGTTTAGAATTGTCAAAAACTAGGGCATTAATGTTATAAAAAGGAGGGAAGTAAGATGAATGAAGAAAAAGAAAAACAAGAAACACAAAAACAGACTTCGGGGGAAGCAACGGAAAAAACAGAGGAAAATAACTTGTCTATTATCGAAAAAGCTACAAGGGTAAGAGATGAAATTAAAGCAGAAAACGATAGAATGGAGGAATTGATTTCTAGAAATGAAACTTTGCAAGCTCAAAGAATGTTAGGCGGAAAAAGCTTTGCTGGAGAAGCTAAAAAAACTCCTGAAGAAGAAAGAGCTTTAAAAATCGAAGAAGAAGCCAACAAAATAACTTCATCTTTTGGATATTAAATGAATTCTAAAAAAATATTGTCTCAAAGGAAGGCTTTAATGGAAATGTATAAACAAGGTTTTATAGACGCCTATATGTTTGCTAATCCAAGATTAAAAAACAAAGAAAAAGCATGGAAAAAAATTTCTGAAGATTGTTTAGAGAGTTTTCATAAGAATATTTTAGGAGGAATTTAGGAACATGTCGTCTCTAGACCGACTTCTATTATCCCCCCCTATGGGAAAACATGAAAGGAGTTTAGTTCCGAAACATTTATATAACATTTAATTTATTTATTTTACATGACAAACGAAGCGAAAAAAGTAGAGCTTACAAATTCAACAGGATTTTGTCGAAGATTTGCTTGTGCAGCGGGAACAGATATTAAAAAAGGAACACTTTGTAAATTAGCAGACCATAGAACTGCAATTATTTCGAGTGGAGCAGGCGATAAAATTGCGGGTATTGCAGCATCAGATAAAGATGGAACAGACGCAAGCACTTCTATTGGATTATGGACAGACGGAGTTTTCGAAATGTATTCAGCAGGAACTATTGCAGTAGGAGCTCCGGTTGTTAGTAATGGCGGAGATAATAAAATTAAAGCAGCTACAACAGAAACAGGCGCGGCAATTATTGGTTATGCTTTAGAAGCAGCAGTAGCAGATGAAACTATCAATGTGAGGGTTAGATTATAATGACAGGCAGTATAGCTAATATTCATAAAATGTCTAATGAAAATAAAATTAAAGCTTATGAAAAATTAGGATTTAAAGAAAAAGCAGACAAATTAAAAAAAGAAAAAACAAAGGAGAATAAATAATAATGACATACGACCAACAGACTGGAACAAAAGATATTAGAAAAGAAGTTATTGACAAAGCTATAAAACAAGTGACAAAACATTCTTATAAATTTAAACAAGCATTAAATATTGTTTCAGGTAGTGCATGGAAACATTCTTTTTTTAGAGAAAAAACCAATGTTTTAACTGGAGAGAGCGGAAATGCAACTAAAGGTATTCCAAGAGGAGTGGAATTTCCACAAGCTACGGTAGAATGGGAAAAAATTTCTAATGTTATAGAGAAATATGGATTAGAAGAAACTATTTTATTCGAAGATATTATTTCTAGCGAAATCGCTGTAAAAGATAGAACTATTATAAAATTAGCTGAAGGAGTGGCTAAGTCTGTCGATGATGAAAATTGGAACATATTGACTGAAGGATTAAGTCCGTCGAATATTCAAAGCATAACTATTGGAAGTGGTAAGGAGTGGGATAGTTCAGGAGCGGATATTATAGATGATATTGAGCATGGAACTCAATTATTATCAGAAGCAAACTATCCGATAGATAAAGTATTAATGTTTATTAATGCAAAAGACAAGAGAAGTATTATAAAATATTTGACAGACAAGGGAGCTCAATTTAATTCAGTAGCAGAAGAAGCTGCAAGAAATGGAGTAATAGGAAAATTAGGCTCTGTCACTTTTGTTGTTTCAAATTCTGTAACTGCGGATTATGCTTTAATGGTAATTCCTAAAAGATGTGGAAACTGGCAAGAATTATTGCCACTATCAACAGATATTAACGAAAGAAAATTCAAAGACACAACCGTGACAACTTGTGAAATGGGGGTAACAGAATTAACTGACCCGTTGGCTGTTATTTTATACAGCAACACACAAAAATAATTCTAAATTTTAAATGGGCGGTTGGACAGGTATCGGAAAAGACCGAATAAGGTGGGACGGACAAATTGAGAATAAAGAGCTAATCCCAATTAATGACCAAGATTTAATAACAAAACATTATTTAGATAATTTTTCTTTTTCCGTTAAACACTCAGAAACAACTGGACAAACACCAAACGACCACCATAATGAATTACATACGTTAGCTTCTCATACAACAAAAAATCATTCTGATTTAGATAATATTGGATCAAACGACCACCATACAAAATATACTGATAATGAAGCTATTGCAGCAGTTGCAACAGCTGACGACTACTTAAAAAATACAGGAGACGCAGGGACGGGGAATTATTCTTTTAGTGGTAAAATAGGAATAGGAATAACTACTCCGTCATATAAATTTACAGTTGGGGATAATTCGGCTACATTAAGTTCTTTTTTTAGAAACACAAATTCAGGCGGTTATGGAATGGCTATTCAAGCAGGGGGAACAAATAGCTATAAT